TAGAGGTATTTTTGCATCACCAGGTGCATAATAATTAATAAATTTGAGGCGGGACACAATCCCGCCTCATTTGAAATATAGAAAGAAAAAACCATGAATAAATACTTAGTTAAAATTTTTACAAAACATCTTCAAACAAAGTTTGAAATCGAAAGCGATAAAGAAATAAATGATGCAAATGAGCTCAATCCTCATATCATTGACTTTCTAGGAAAATCTGATATAAAATGGGAAAGAAATGATCTCCAGTTTACAAGCACTGGAAATGATTTTTACATAACCTATGAGGAGGTTACAAATGGCTCAGGACAACATGGTATTGTTCGCAAAGAAACTGAAACTCGAGTCTAGATGGAACGAGTTGTTTCTTGAAAACAGAGGACAAATAACACCAGAAATGTCTGTTCTAGGTGATGAGATCAAAAGAGTAATTAGATCAATCATCAGAGAACAAGAAGCACAGGTTCATAATAATCCTAGAGATGGTGAAATTCACCTTTTCGCTGGTTAATTAGAACTTAGACATTATTGAAAACGTCAATCATTCCTAGGGATCTCTTGCACTCTATACAAATCTAGTATATAAATTAATCACTATACAATTTAATTAGAACATAGACGCGTATAGTCGACGGCCTAGAGACTATGTTCGGAAACTAGGAGGATAATAATATGGCAAACACTACATTTACAGGACCGGTAACATCATTAAATGGTTTTATTGGTGGACCTAACGTTAACGCAGGAGACACTCAACAAGGTGGAAAAACTCCTTACACAGTTACAGATGCTAACACAATCACAGACGGAACTAATAGTCTTGAAGCATCTACTAACGAAGGTGTATTAGTTTACGTACAAGATGGTGCAGCAGGCGCAGCTGTTTACGCTTTTTCAGATGGTACAAATTGGAAAAGATTAGACACGTTAGCAAACATATCTGCATCGTAATAAATAATTAGTGTGGGCCTTCGGGCCCACATAAAATTTTAAGGAGAAACAAAATATGAAATCAGATGTAAAAGCGGTAAGAGTTTCTGGTACAGGTGCTGTCTTCGCTGGAAGAACAAGACTAAGAGGACTTATTCTTGCTTCAGATGGTGGTGGTGCAGGTTCAATAATCTTACAAGACAATACTGATAGTACAACTTTATTCCAAGGAGACTGTCCAACAGGAGATGTCTTTGCATTTAATATTCCAGAAGATGGAATTTTATTTCCTGGAGGAATGAAAGTTTCTACTATTACAAATATTGAAGGCGCAACATTATTAATTGATAAGTAGGAGGCTAAATGGCTAACACTACTTCAGGTACAACTACCTTTGAAAAAGGTTTTTCTATTGCAGATATAGTAGAAGAAGCTTATGAAAGAATTGGAATACAAGGTGTTTCAGGTTATCAATTAAAAGGTGCAAGACGTTCTTTAAACATAATGTTTCAAGAATGGGGAAACCGAGGATTGCATTATTGGGAAGTTGCAAACAATAATATTACATTAGTTAATGGTCAATCGGTTTATACAATGTATAGATCAACAGCTGATGGCACATCAGATGCTACTGCTGTTTATGGTGTTGATGATATTTTAGAAGCTAGTTACAGAAATTCAGATAATATAGATACACCACTTACAAAAATTAATAGATCAACTTACCAAGCTTTATCTAACAAAACATCTACAGGGAATCCAACACAATATTTTGTACAGAGATTTATTGATAAAATTACAGTTACTTTATATTTAACTCCAGGATCCGATGAAGCCGGAAACTTTTTTAATTACTACTATGTAAAAAGAATTCAAGATGCCGGAGACTATAGTAATGATGCGGATGTACCTTATAGATTTGTACCTTGTATGACTGCAGGACTTGCTTATTATTTAGCAGTAAAATATGCACCAGAAAAAATTCAAATGTTGAAGATGTTATATGAAGATGAATTAAATAGAGCTTTACAAGAAGATGGTTCTTCTTCAAGTTCTTTCATAACACCTAAAACTTATTATCCGAGTATATAATGGCAAAATTATCTAAAGGAAAATATGCACAGGCAATATCTGATAGATCAGGTATGGCATTTCCTTACAATGAAATGGTAACAGAATGGAATGGTAGTTTTGTACACAATTCAGAATTTGAACCTAAGCAGCCACAAATCCAACCAACAAGATATACAGGTGATCCACAAGGTTTATCTAATGCAAGACCTGATAGAACGGAACCTGCTACAGAAAATTTATTACCAGGTAATCCATTAAGTTTTACTTCAGGATCAAGTACTGTAACAGTTACAGAACCAGCGCATGGAAGATCAACTAATGATATTGTAGTTTTTAGAAATGTAGATGGAAGTCCCGGAGGCCTGGTGTATTCTTTATTTGAAAATGGCTCAGGATTTAGTATAACAGTTATTAATACAAATAGTTATAGTTTTGATTGTGGAAGTAATGCAACTGTAACAGAAAATTCAGGAGGAATGTTTGTAACTGCAGGACCAGTTACTCTAACACCATAATGGCTTATACTTTAGCAAACCTACAAGATGATATTAGAAACTATACAGAGGTAGATAGTTCTGTGTTAAGTGATTCTATTTTAGATACAATCATTAAAAATGCAGAAAATAGAATTTATAGAGAAGCGGATTCTGATGATAATAGATTTTATGCAACCTCTAACTTAGCAGCTGGAAGTAGATATGTAACCATACCATCTGATTTAAGATTTATTCGATATGTTCAATTAACAGATTCTTCTGGTAATCAAGTTTTTTTAGAAAAAAGAGATACAAGTTTTATGGCTGAGTATTATAATACTCCAAACACTGCTTCTGGAATTCCAAAGTATTATGCTAACTGGGATGCTAATTATTGGGTAGTAGCACCTACGCCAAATAGCACAAATTTAATCACTTTAGCGTATACAAAACAACCAGATAGTATTACAAAAACAACAGGAGCTTCTCCACCAAGTACTAATGGTACTTATACATCAAATAAATATCAAGATTTACTTTTGTATGGATGTCTGGTAGAAGCATATGGATACTTGAAAGGTCCTGTAGATATGTTACAATACTACACTCAAGCATATGAAAAAGCTTTACAATCGTATGCGATCGAACAACAAGGTCGTAGACGCCGAGACGAATGGGAAGATGGTGCTATTCGAACTCCTCTAAAATCACCATCACCCTAAAATAATTAAGGAGACAAATAAATGGCAAATATAGTACCTGACTCTTTTAAAACAGACCTACTTGGTGGCGTGTTTGATTTTGATTCTGGTGGATCAAGTTTCAAATTAGCACTTTACACATCATTAGCTGGTTTCAGTACTTCTACAACTGCTTATACAACTACTAATGAAGTTTCTTCATCTGGTACAAACTATACAGCAGGTGGAAACGCTTTAACTAACAATGGTGTAGCAGTAGCAAGTAACGTTGGCTATGTTGACTTTGCAGACTTAACTTTTAGTTCTGTAACTTTAACAGCAGTAGGCGCTCTGATTTATAAAGATAGTTCTAATGAAGCTGTATTAGTTTTAGATTTCGGCGGATCAAAAACTGCAACTAACGGAGATTTCGTTATTCAGTTCCCAACTGCTAATTCTACTGATGCAATTATTAGACTTGGCGACGCGTAATAAAATTTGGAGTAGTGAATGGCTTTAGTAATTAACGATAGAGTTAAGGAGACAAGTACAACTACAGGGACAGGAACGTTTTCACTGGCCGGTGCTGAAACTGGTTTTGAAACTTTTGTAGCTGGAGTTGGCGATGGTAATACAACTTACTATGCAATTTCTCATGACGGAACAAACGAATGGGAAGTAGGAGTAGGAACGGTTACCGATGCAGGAACTGACACTTTATCAAGAGACACAATTATATCTTCATCGAATTCCGATGCAGCAGTGAACTTTACTGCAGGTGGAAAAACTGTCTTCTGTACATTGCCAGCTAAGAAAACTATTTCGCCAGTCATGGACGCAACA